GCCGTCACCCCGTTGGCCGGCGTGTCCGTGATCGCGCACGTCAGCGTCCCGGCCTGCCCGGTAAACGCCGTCTTCACGATCACCAGCGCATTGTCAACCAGCGCATTGGCCGGAAACGTGTTCGCCTCGTTGAAGCCCGGGAAGATGCTCGCCGCCACCCCGCTGGTCAGCTTGATGATGTCCGCGTACGTCAGCACAATTTTCGTTGTAAAGCCGCAACTCGCCGCCTCCAACGCCGTCAAAGGAATTACATTCATGTTATTTGCCTCGGTTATGGTTTCGTTTGTTTATCGTGCCAGTCCCCGGACTAGCTCACCGCGTAAAACTTGCCGCCGATCAACGGGTTCTTGTTCACCAGGCCCAGCACGGCCTCGATCATCGCCCGCGGCCCGCTGCCATCATTGGCCAGCGGCGTCACCCGCGGCTGCCAGCCCCAACTCAAGGCCAGCCGGTCCATCGGGCACACATATCCCCGCGCCTTGCCCGCCGCGCTCGGCGTCCGCGTCCCCGTGTTCGCCAGCAGCAACGACGTGTGCAACTGGATATTGTTGAAGTCCCCCTCGTAAATGAGGATGTTGCTGGTGATCTTCTTCTCGCTGATCTCCTGGTTGAACGTCCGCAAACTGATCTGCGTGTTCTGCGTCCCGCTCGAGATCTGCGTGAAATTCGTGAACGCCCGCTTCAGCGCCGTCCCGCACACCAGCACCAGGTCCTGGCTCTTGCCGTACTGCGTGAACACGCTCTCCAGCAGCGGCTTCACGTCGCCGTTCTCCGAGAGCTGCGCCGTCACCGTCGTGTTCAAGCTCGCCGCCGGCGTCTGGTAACTCGGGGGCAACGGCAGCGCCGTCCCCGCGTTCCCGTACCACGATCCCAATCCGCGCAACTGGTAGGGCTTCTCCTCGCTCTCCTCCAACTGCGTGTCATTGTCGCTGCCCAGCGCCACCTCGATGTCGCGCGCGATCTCCTCCAGCTTCTTGTCAATCGAGCGCGCCATTTCACCCTCGCTCGCGCCGGCCACGTGCGAAATCTCCTCCGCCACCGTGCCCACGCCCGCCGTCCGGCGGAACTTTTGCGCGTACGCGCTCAGCTTGGCCCGGTTCTGCGCCGCGTTTTCCACGTTCTTCACCGGCACGCCGTCGGCCACCCCGTTCGGATTCGGCACGTCGTACAAGTCCGCCTGCCAATCCATCCGCATGTTGGTGAGTTTCTGCTCCTTGGGCAGCATTGCCAAAAGAGGTTTCTCCTTGAAGTCATCCAGGGAGATCAGATCGAAAAGCATTTCCCGCTTCCCAACCTGTGAAGGTTCTACGATTTGAGCCATAAAAAGACTTTCTCTTTACTGGCTCGTCCCGCGCTTCCGCGCTATTTTGGAACGAGCGTTTGAATGTATTTCAAACGCGCTTTCTTGTCTCCGCTCAGGGCCGCCTGCATCGTCTCGTCCGTCACCGCGTTCGCCTTGGCCGGCCGCACTTGCGCCGGCTGCGCCCGGGGCGATGGTATCTTCGCCGGAATCGGCCGCTTCGGCTTGGCCGCCGCCGGCTTGGCCGCCGCCTGCATCTTCTGCCAGGCCTCCAGCCCCAGCGCCTGCAACGCCACCGCCCGCGGCCACCACGGATACTGCTTCAGAAAAGGCGCCGCCTGGATGATCGAGTCAAACACCTTCCGGCGTTCGCTCTTGGCATCCTTCAACTCCGGCAGCATCGTCAGCGCCTCGCCCGCGTACGCATCCGCGCTCTTCAGGAACTGCGCCCGCCGCGGCACCTCGCGCCGCAACGTCCGGTCCGCGTTGGCCTTCACCGTCCGCAGAAACCGGCCCATCGTCGCCGGCGAGTACTCCTCCTGGCCGTCCGCGTTTTTCAACGCCACCTTGGCCCCCTTGAGCACCTCCGCCACCGCGTCCGGGTCCGCCTCGAGCTGCGCCAGCAGATCGTCCGCCTGGTCCAGCGCCGTCTCCGCCTGCTGCGCCACCCCCGCCAGCTTTTCCGGGCTGTCCACGTCCGCCAGCGGTCCGGCATTCGCCGGCATCGGCAGCGCCGTCACCTTGGCCGCCGCCGCCAGGTCCTCCTGCGCCTTCGCCAGGTCCGCCTCCAACTGCGCCAGCTTGTCCGCGGCCGCCTTCGTCTTGGCCACTTCCTTGCCGATCCGCTTGTTGATGCTCGCCTGCGTCGCCTCATCCAGCTTGCCCTTCAACTCCGGGTCATCCGCCAGATGGTCCGCTTCGCCTTCCGGCGTTGCCGCCGCGGCTGTCTCCTGGCTGCTGAGCCAGGCCAGTTCCGCCTCGTCAAACTCCGGCTGCTGCGCCTGCGCCGCCGCGATTTCCTCCGGCGTCTTCGCCGCTTCCATCGCCGCAAACCACGCCAGCTTCTCCGCCGACCACTCCGGCTCCGCTTTGGACTCCGCTTTTGCTTGCTTGCCCTGATCAGATTGAGAAAGAGCGTCAGGTTTCCCGGCTACCGCCTCAGGCTTCTTTTCGCCCGCCGTTTCGCCGGCCTTTGCTGGTTCCGGTGGCCGTCCGCTCGCCTCCAGTACATCGCTCGCGAACGCCTTCAACACTTCCTCACGCCCCGGCACCACTGGCGCTTCAGTTTTGGTTACTGTGGTTTCAGCGGTTTTTTCCGGGGCCGCAGACCCGGTCTTTTCTTTGCTCATGCGTTTAACCTCGCAAGTCGGTTTACCCGTCGCAGATTTTGTCCGTTGCGTCCAAAATCAGAAAGCCCGCGTTCGGGCCGACTCAAACACGGGCTTCACTTTTTGACAATCCCCTGCCTCACCATCTGCCGTCATCTGCCGTCATCTGCCGCCATTTACCCCTCACTTGCCTTCCTCCCCCCTCTCCCCCCAAAGGGGGAGAGGGCCGGGGTGAGGGGCCTTAAAAATCAAAAGATCACTCCTTCTTCCTTCTGCCTTCCTCCTTCTGCCTTTCCTCCAGCGCGTCCCTCATCGTCCCCTCGATCACCCGCCGCAAATCCCGCGCATGCGCCAGCCGGCCCGCATTAAACTGCCGGGCCCCGTCCGTCAGTTGCGGCATCGTCGCCGCGTCAATCTCCGCGTCCGTATCCGCCTCCACCAGCGCCAGCAGCGCCCGGTAAAACGGATGCGTCGGCTCCAGCGTCAGAAAATTCTGTTTGATTTCGTTCGCATTCATAAACGTATTGGGTAGGACACCCGCCCCCGGGTGTCACCGTGGCCGCCCCGGCCGCGGAGTCCGTAACGCGGCGTCGCTCAGTGGTGTACGTTCCGCCGCAACGCCGCCACCGGCCGCAGCATCTTCAACTCCTCCCGCTGCCGCGCCATCACCTCATCCCGCACCTTGACGGCTTCCCGCAATTTCCGTATCTCCCCCCGCCACTTGAAAATATTCCACGTAATCTTTTCCCTCATAATCACGCCTCAAAATTCCGCATATTCGCAAACTCGTCATACGTCAGCCGCCAATCCCGCCGCAACCTCTCCCGGATCCGCTGCAGCGCCCTCCGTTCAATCTGCTGAATCAGCGCCCCCGAACACCCGCACACCTCCCCAATATCATCAGCCGTAAACCGCTCCTGCGGCCGCCGCACCGCCGCCAGCACCTCCAGCCCCAGGTCAATACCCTCCGATTTGGCGCCCATGGCTCCCCTCACGTCAACTGCTTCACCCCCGTCCGGCCCACGCCCTTATTGGCCTGCTGATCCGCCCCCTGCTTCAAATTCTTCAGGTAATTGGCCACCAACTCCGAAAATCGTCCATTCGGCTTGCTCCCGTTCTGCGCCTGCGCCATGGCCATCTGCTGCGCCACCTGCGGGCCCAGCGCCTCCTGCGCCACCCGCGGATCCAACGCCGCCATGAAATTCGGGTTGCCCTGCAAATGCTTCGCCGCGTACCCCAGCTTCATGTTCGCCGCCGGGTCATTGCTCGCATCGTCATAGATCGCCTCGCTGCCCAGGAACATGTTCGCCAGGTCGCTCTGCACCCCCTTCTCCAGCGCCACGCTCGCCTGCCCCTGGTCCAGCACCAACTGCTTGGCCATGCCCGGATCTATCATCATCGCCTTGAACTTCGTCAGCGCCGCCTGGTCAATCGTCCCCGTCCGGTCATTCGCCGCCAAATCGCTGAACGCCGCCAGCTTCGCCTCCATCAATTCCGGATGAAACTGCGTCGCGTCAAACTGCATCACGTAGTGAAAATCATCCAGGCTCCCGCTGGGCGCCTGCCCCGTTACCGCCAGGATCTTCTCCGGCGCAAACTTCACCGTCAGCTCATACGCCAGTTGCAGCGCCTCCCCCCACATGATCAAAAACTTCTTCACCATCGGCTGCTGCAAGAGCGCCGCCAGTTGCGGCGGCAGCGCCGCGTCAAACAAACCGCAATACCGGTTCATCCGCGTCCGGATCCCGCTCACCACCGTCTCCGCCGGCGCCATCCCCGCCGTCGGCATCTGCATGAAATGCGGCTCCCGCCCCGGCACAAACTCATTCTGCACCGCCGGGCCGATCTTGTACTTCGCCGTCAACCCCTTGGGCACATTCAGCGGCGGCACCGTCGAGATCCCCGCCAGGTCCACCACGTTGTCAATCATCGCCTTCTCCACGTTCTGGTCCGTATTGAGAATTTCGGCCAGCCCCCGCGTCGCCAGCCAGCTCCGGTCAAACCGCTCCCGCCGGCCCAGGATCACCGGGTAATCCGCCCGCGGATAATTCAAAATCCCGAACCAGCCCGCAAAATCATCCAGGATCACGTGCCCGTCCCCGTCCTTCACCTCCACCGCCCGCGCGTCATGCCCCTTGGGATTCGTCGTCAAATGCGGGCTGAACACCGTCATCGTGATCTGCGTCACCCCGTCATCGTCAATCTGCTTGTAATACGCGTACACCACCTCGATCAGCCAGCTTCGGTTATCCACCGCCCGCCAGCTCCACGTCCCATAGGCCGAATACGGGTTATTGAGCTGCCAGGTCGAAAATCGGCCCTTGGTCTTCACCGCCTCCTCCACCCAATCCGCGTCCCAGCCCGCCCCCAGCACCATCCGCCGCAAATCCGCCTCCGTCATCAAATCCCGCACAAACACCACCGGCGCCGTCTCCATCGCCCCCACCTCCACCGGCAGCACAAAATCCCGGTACGGCTTCAGCGCCATGATCTTGGGCTGGTTCCTGGCCAGGAACGGCATCGGCCACTCGCACTTGCCCTCCGTCCGCAACTCCTTCACCGCCTGCCGCGCCCGCTTGACACTCAACTCCAGCACCTCCTCCTCCTGGATGTCCTCCGGCAAATTCCGCCGCACATACTCGTCAAACAAATACTGCACCGCCTTGATCGTCTG